TGCTGAGGTAGTTGGCAACAAGCACATTAACTTTATTCCTGTGTTTAGAACAATCGAGGAGGTTTTTGATGTCTCAAACAAGTGAAAAGATCGAGTCGGCTGCGTTAAAAGACTTGGAGTTTTGGCGTGCTCATTTACGTCTTGCGAGGGCTGGTCATCTGCGTGACTTCAGAAAGTACAAGCGGATGTGGGGTGAGCAAGATCCAATGACACGCTTTATGTATGGCTATGCAGCAGGCTCTAAAAGTCCGCTGTTTGCCATTGACCTTATGATTAAGAAGATAAAGGAGAGGTCAGGTGAGTAATAAAATTACATGGGAACACCCAGCTGTTGGGGTAGTTGTTGAGCTGTATTACGAAAGAGGCAGCAGAGATGAGCCCCCTTACACTGAGATCGAAGCAATCTACGCGGGTGGTGTTACGCCACCCCAAGATATTCAACGGCTGTTTAACCATGACGAGATCATGGATGACTTTTGGAAGTACAGACCAGACTTAGGAGACTACTGAGATGGAAAGAGGTAATTGCGAACATTGCGGATCGTTTCTTCACGAAGATTACCATGATGTTAAATACGTTCCTGACGACTTGCCTGATGATATTCCTGACCGTAATTATGATGTATGCCGTTACCATTCTTGGTGTTTTGAAAAGGTAGTAGAAGACGAACGGCAAGAAATTGCTTACAAGCATGGAGCAGGCTAATGGATAACGAAATGGTAATTGGCTTGGCCTGCGTTACCATTATTACTTTAGCTTGCTTAATAATGGGAGGCGCTATATGACGTTAGACGATGACTTTGTTGAGTGTGAAGAGTGCGGCAAGCTAGTCGAGTCTGGATTCATTCACGATGATGGTGCTTGTGATGAGTGCTGGGAGTTATGGGTGGAGCGTAATGCCGGTGACGTAGACGAAGCCCAAGAATGGCATGACTTTGATCCAGATTGTTAGTAGACTCAAACCGTCCAAGGCTATCACTCCTAAGCCTGATTGAGCTGGTTGGCAGCGCCCCAGTGGACGAAATCGCTGCTCTAATTTATCTCCCTTTCTATAAGAATATCAATATAATGGCGGGCTTTTCTTAAGTCTTCTACCCCGCCTTTTGTTTTCCATCTTGATACATACTTGATGACAGCGTGCTCGCACACTCCCAGGTTATTTTCCAGCGCATACTCTAGCGGCTGGATCTTGAGGGCGGTGTAATGGCTGCCGCCGACTTGCTGAGCTTCCCATTTCATGTGACCTCCCGTTGGCACTGAGCCTGCAGATTGTTGGCACGGGGCTGAATGCGCCCCGCTTCCTATTCAGCCTAGCGATGTTGCCGTAACAATGGGCTCTGAGTGCTCGCGCGGTGCTTCGATGTTCTCCGATCCCAATGCCCCTTCGATGGCACTGCGGGTGGTAAATGGTTTGCCCTTGGCATCTGTAAAGTATTTGATGCCCTGAGAATCCAACACACGCATTAGCTTTGGCGTGGTATATGCCTTAAAAATGTTAAACAGGTCGCGGTAATACAAGTATTCTGGCTCGGTGTTCATTTAGCTCTCCTTAAAAAAAGCCCCGACGAGCGGGGCATTGTCGGTTGCGTGGTGTGCAACTCACCAAGGCACATCTGGGCTGGCTGCTAATTGTGCAGCGGACTTCGGCGCGTCAGCGGGCTTCCACATATTACGCTCTGCGTACCACTTGCCAGATCGACCCTCCTTGATCTCGATGTTAATCCACTCCATTGATGGATCTTCCTTTTTCTGTGTGCCAATCCATGCGCCAAGCTCGTCGAGCTTCAGTGATAGCTTGAGCTTTACAAAGTCAGGGGCATTGTCATCGGGAAGTTTAACAATCATTCCTTCGACAAAGTTTTTTTCTTCACTCATGTTCGATTCCTATTTGGATTAATTTTCATAACCTTGTTTTCAAAGGTCGTAAAGATACCGCCTTTTGACGGTGCTAGGTTTAACGCCTCCTTAACGTCGTTGGGTGTGTCTTCAATGATGGCTGTCAATAGATCCCATTCCTCATTGGCAACTGCAGTTTTAACGTCGCAAATGTAATCAAAGTTATCACGCACGTTTTCCATGTACGCAATAAACTCTTCATAGGTTTTTACCATGCTCTCTTGGATCCTGACTCTGCGGCATTGCCATCATCATCTTTATCTGCACCAATGCCTAATGCCATTGATAAACTGTACCGCTTTGCGTAGGTCACGGCGCTGCCAAAGCTTTGCGCTGTTGGCTTGTCTGCCTTCACAATCATTTTGCCAGTGTTAAATGTTTCACCGTAGCCAATCAGGATTGTTTCGATACACGCACCGGACTCGCACTCATGGCTAATTTGCTGAATCAAAATGCCGCGTTCATTCAATACTTCTTTGGCGTAATCCCATAACGCCTCAAACGGAACGTACTTGCTTTTGAAGTGCGGGTTTGTGGCTGATGCTTTGGCATGAGATAAGTGGCGCTGGACATTCAACAGGTTTTCAAACAGCTTGCTTTTCGCTTCAGACATTGCGATCCTCCTATGTTGATCTGCTCCCACTGTATTGAACCCCTCAAACAATGTCAACCTTTGCAAACATAATAAAAGTTACAATAGTTGTTGACAAGTAAGCAGGGGTAAGCCAAAGTTAAAGATTTCTCCCAACGAAAAAGGAGTGTTCTATGTCAGACGACTGGGCGTCTTACTGTCTTCAGGAAAACCAACTAGCAAATACCCCTTTGCAGCCCCTGAATGGCCCTGTAACGAACGAAAACAAAATCAATGGGGCTACCCCTGTCGAGCAAGTATCGTCCCTTACAAGGCTTAGGAACGCCGCTATCAATAGCAGGATAAAAGAACTCGAAAGCAGGCTAGCAAAAGAACGCGATGTAATTCCTGGCATGATAACGACAGGCACAGTAACCCTCGTATACGCCCCAAGCGGCGCAGGCAAAACAGTCTGGATACTTGGCAATCTATTTCAATCCATACGAAACAACCTTATCAGTGGCTCTGAAGTGATCTATTTCAACGAAGATGATGGCGCAAAGGGCGTGCTGCAAAAAGCAAAGCTGGGCAACAAACACGGCATGACCATGGTCACGCTGGCAAACTCGCCCGATCCATATCTCCGCAACACTACAGATGCCTTACGGCTGCTTAATTCAATCAGGCTGGAAGGCGAGGCTGATGGCAAAATTGTTATCTGTGACACCCTGAAAAAGTTTGCCCCTGTGTTAAACAAAGCTGATATGCGCGAGGTATTGCATGTATTCCGCGAGTTTGCAGCAGCTGGTGGCACGGTGATTTTGCTGGGCCACTGCAATAAACACCGCACAATGGATGGCCGGCTGGTGTATGAAGGCGTTGGGGATCTTAAAGCTGACGTAGACAATATGTTTGGGCTTGACCCGCTCAATGATAAGTTCGCTGCATATCAAGAGCTTTTAGTAATTAATGAGAAGGATCGGAGTCAGGTTAGCTTCGAGGGCGGATTCAAGTACAAGCAGACGTCAGGATTGATTGATTATGAAGAGTCAGTAGATTCTGTGCAGTTTATGAGTGCCGATGACATTGCAGATTTGAAGCTGCGTCAACGAGCCCAGATCAACATCGGCAAAGCACTTGCCAAGTATGAAGATGAGTTTGTGTTTTTGAGCAGCATTATGAAGAACAACCGAACCTACTCTCAAAGCGATTTGTTTTCCATGCTAAACGACGATGACGTTAATCCAAACGCTTGCTCACGCAAAACCCTGCGTAATTGCATTGATTTACTTAAAGGAAATCACCTGAAGCTGGAGCGACGGGGTGAGCACGGAAAGAAGTTCTACTCATGGAACGCAGAAATCTAATGCCCAGAATGCCCAGAATGCCCACGATGCCCCTAATGCCCGTAGTTTAGGGGGCGGGTTACGGTAATACGCCCCGTAAACCATGGGCTCACTGGACATTTTGGGCAAGCTGGGCAAACTGGGCACGCTGGGCAAACTGCTATAGGAGTAAAGAATGACAGTTGAAGTTGTAGATGATCGTGCATTAGAGTTGTTCGTCAACCAAAAGTACCATTGGAAATCTCTGATACCCTCTCAGCAGCGGGCCATAGCTGTTGAGCTGTTAAGGCATCGGTGCATAGAAAAAAAACTGTATGCATTTATCGAGTCAATGGTCGAAGACAAAGATGCCTTAAAAAAATATAGGCAGTTGCTTTTAGAAGAGTCATTAAAATAAAACAATGACTTACAACAACTTGGGGGTTGTAATGGAACATCCGTTACTGCAGTTTTGTACGACCGAAAAACAACGCTCGGCCATCATTCTCTGTTATGTACAAGGAATGTCGCAAGCTGAAGCAGCGTCTCACTCTGGCTGCACGCGAAGCTCTATTAGAGATCACTTAAGAAGCGTCAAACAAAAAGCCGCATCGCGTGGCTATAGCCCTGATAACAATTGGTTTCATCCCGTCCCAGATGGGCACAAAATTAAAGGCGTTTCTACGTTTTATGACGAAGATGGCGCTCCGGTAAGGCAATGGGTGAAGTCTCAAACAGATGAGCAAAGGCAGTTTGAGATACTGATTGAGCGATTCGAGGCTGCTCAATCGAATCTACCAAGGTTCAAGCCAACCACTAAGCCTAAAAACAACGACGAAAACCTGCTATCACTATTAACCATTACCGATTTTCATCTTGGAATGTACGCCTACGAAGCCGAAACCGGCGATGATTGGGACGTAAACATAGCCAGAGATGTATTCCTCAACTCAATCCACGACATGATTAAAGCTGCGCCACGCGCGCAGACGGGCATTCTGTGCCAGCTGGGAGACTTCCTGCACTGGGATGGAATACTAAGCGTAACGCCGCAATCAGGGCACATCCTCGATGCTGACACGCGCTACGGCAAGCTCGTGGACCTGTCCATGTCGGTCATGTCTGAGGCTGCGCTATTGATGCTGCGAAAGTTTGACAAGGTGGTGGTGGTATCTGCTGAGGGCAACCACGATATATCTGGCAGCATCTGGCTGCGGAAGCACCTACGGCATTTGTTTGCGAATGAAGATCGTTTGGAGGTTATTGATAATGACTTCCCTTATTACGCATATCTTCATGGGGAAACCATGCTGGCATTCCACCACGGACACAAGGTTAAGCTAGCAAATCTGCATAAGCTGTTCGCCAGTGAACCGCGCTTCAGAGAGATGTGGGGTCAGGCCAATTACACTTATATCCATACGGGGCACTATCACCATGAGCGTGTTATTGAGGACGGTGGCGCTATTGCCGAAATGCATCCGACGCTTAGTGGCCGTGACGCTTATGCTGCGCGCGGTGGCTGGGTATCACGCAGAGGCGCAAAGGTAATTACCTACGACAAAAAAGATGGCGAAATAGGGCGAGTTACCGTGAGGCCGCGAATATGATTCCGTTGATTGGGGTAAAACTACCTAGCGGTAACGCAGTGTTACTTACCTCCACAATCGGTGGCGCAACAACTAATACAAAAAATCCAAAACAAACAGATGTGTACACCGATACATTTCCAAACGGGATTACAGTAGACATGCCGTTAGAAGACTTCTACGATGTATGGCTTGCGAGCTTAGTTACTGAGCTTGAAATCAAAGAAAAATACTACGAGATGCACTAAGGGGAGTGATATGTCGCATCGCTGGATAGTTGACAGCAAAGAAAAAGCAGAGTTTTTCATAGCCTTTATCAAAGACCAGTTCCAAAGCGGGGCAATACTTACCTACTCAATCAAACAAGAAAACAGAACAGAACGGCAGAACAGCGCCATGCACCTTTGGTTTCGCCAAATTGCAGAAGAGCTAAATGACTGCGGTTGCTGGGTGCGCCATCCTTTTAGCGATACCCTTGAGATTCCATTTACTGATGTTCTTGTTAAAGAAATGCTATACAAGCCAATCATTAAGGCTATGTACGATAAAAATTCTACAGGCAAGCTGACGGTGCGCGAGTTAAGCGAGTCTGCTGAAGTCTTAGTTCGATGGCTGTCAGAAAACAAACAAGTATACGTGCCATTTCCTCAAGCAATTAAGGATCAACTCAAGTGAGAATCAAGCGAACACCCGCCGACCATTGGTTTAGCCGCTGCGTAAGGTTGCGTGCTGACTTTTATTGCCAGGGATGTGGCACAAAATACGAAGAAAACAGCAAGGCTTTGCACTGCTCACACTACTTTAGCCGAGCTAAAAAGGGCGTGCGTTACGATGCCCTCAATGCTTTTGCTCACTGTTATGGATGCCATCAACGGTTTGGCAGCAATCCTGATTACTTCTACCGCCATTACATTGACACGTATGGCGAAGGAGCCTTGGAGTTAATTAGGGAAAAGGTCGAAGATATTATGCTGGGCAAGCGCATGATTAAAGAGGAAAAGGAAGTAGCTAAACATTACAAGGCCGAAGCCGCCCGTCTTGAAAATGACAGAGCGGCTGGTGTTGTGGGTTGGTTAGAGTTTGAAAGCTGGGACTAGTCTTCTTGGGGAAGTCGCTTCTGAGTAAGCATGCCGCCAATTTCCTGCAGCTCTTCTTGCCCTGTTCGTTCCCCAATGTTCCTAGTAAATCGGGCTACATCACGGAATATCGGAACCTCTTGAGCTAGTCGGGCAACAGGGTACTCGCGATCAATAACCCCTATAGCAGTGCCGCCAATATCAAAGGGTCGTGTCACAGCAATCGGCATTAATCCCTGAGCAAACGTCAGCATAAGCCCGTTTTCTTTGATCTTGCCAAACTGATAGTCATTTAGACCCAGCGTGTTAGCAGTTAGCAAAGATGCCCATGCATCACCATAGCCTCTAGCTATCCCGCCTGCTGATACCTCTCCATCGCCAAAGATAAACTGCCTGCCTTCGTTAATAACCGCGTAACCACCTGCGCCATACGCTGCATAACGACCAAGAAACTCTGCCGCTTTTTCTGGCTTGCCAGCCTTAAGATTGCCAACTACCTCACGCAATGCCAATGCTTGCTGCTTAACTACAAATCCGCGCAGCGCCCACAGTGGGCGTAAATTTGGGTGACGTGCCCATGCTGAAGGTCGGCCTGCTGCACTAATTAGCTGCTGCTGACCAAGGCCGGCAAACATCAGTTCTTCTACAAGCTCTGCGCCCTTGCCCGTGTACTTAGTCCAGTCCATTCCGTGCTGCTTTAGCTGGTTGCTTAGGATGTTCAGCTCTGCTTCGTTAAAGTAAAAGCCCCAGTTGTCAGCAAGATTTCCCGCTTTGGCATCGTCTGTTGCGCTTTTTAGTACGCCACGCATTACGCCTTTCTTCCCGACTTGATCCATTGCAGCAAAGCCAGAGCCCTTCATAAGAAAGTCTGCTGACTTCCTCATGCGCTCTGCTGTATTAACCATCCACCCTGCGCTGTCGCTGGCTTGGTCGTTGATAATGTTTACAAATTCGCCAAACGTTTGGTTGCCTAGACCCATCTTTTTGAGGTCTGCGTTAGGGACTTTTGCAAAAGGATTTGCTGCCTGTAAACCCTCTCGCACAGCAGCGCCACCATACTTAGCCCCAACCAAAGGAATATCTGCAAGGTTTAGTACAGCAGACAAAGGCCCAGCGAGAGTCAATGCATACGCAGTAGAGTTAGCAGCTTGAATCAATGGGTGCGGAGTCTTGGCTTGCCCCATAATCGTTTCAGTTATCTCTCGAACTGTAAAGTCAGCACCGTCTCCGCTGATCCCTTTCTTTACAAGGGTCGCTCTTAACGCATCCATAAACTCATCTGGTGTTAACGGATCATCCGCTGCCTTTTGAAGATTTCGTGACAATAAAACAGGGTCAGTAGCTAGCTCGCCAGTGCGCTCTATCGCAGCAGAAGATCGCTCCAATGCACGCTCGCGTCTAGGCCCAGCTTTGTATTCATCTATGCGGACGCCAAACTTCTTTTGTATTTCTGATAGCCGTTGCATTTTAAAAATACGCCGCATATCAGAGACAATCGGATTCTCATACTCAAGGGGATCTGGTCTGCGCGGATCAGATTCATCAAGATAAGACCCTCGCGTTCGTTGTTCAAACGCAGGATCCTCAAACATTTTTTCGATTTCTGCGTCCGTCTTACCTTCTTCTTTAAGGCGATCCCTAAATCCTCGATTGCGAGTATGAAGGTAGGTAATTCCACCAAAGTCTCCACCAAATACGTTTTGGTTTAGCTCTTTATTTTTCTGCGCGCTATATCCTAAGTATCTTTTAAGGGCGGCCATGTGCTCTGAGTTCAGGTCAGTAGCCAACTCTTTTTCTAGTCGCACTACAGAGTCATCAAAACCTTTGCCTAGCTTGCCAGCTGCAAAATCAAGCAGCGCGCCTTTAGCTCTGGTGCTTTCGTTAATAATTTTTATTACCGGCACCAAACTTTCAGACAGGTCGGCAAGATCCTTGTCAATAATTCTTAAAGCAGTTTCATCTGCTCTTTGAAACCTGCCGCCTACATCTGCACTAACACGTCGTATAAGCCTGTCAGATACGCCTGTTAGCTTGTCATCGTAAAAGTTTTTGATAGCCCCAGTAAGCCCATCCCATAGCTCACCTGCTGTCTGGGCTTCTTTCAGAGGCTTTCTGGTGTACTGAGGGTTATCTACCTCAGTATATACAGCAGCATCTTCTGCTTCTTCTATGGCTCGCAATGCACCTTGGTCATCAATGGCCTCAGCAGCATCAGCTAACTCATCTGATTGAGTCTTTAATCCACCCGCTGACGATGGCGTAATTGCCACATCAATTAATTTACCAAGAGCTAAGCCAGAAAAACCGCCAATAGTTCCACCAAGTACGCGCTCTTCAAACGTATCGCCGCTTGCTGCGCCATACACGGTTCCTTCTATTGCTCCGGCTTTTGATAGGCTTACCCCTTTTTTGGCAAGGCTAGCGCCAAGCCCTATGCCAGTTGGCAGTGCACCAAAAAATTCTACAGCAGCAGCAGTTCCAGCAAGCTCAGGGTTTTCTTTTTTAAACATTTCCCTGGCTACTTCGTATCTGTCTTTTGCGTCGTAATATGATGCTTCTGTTGTTGCGGCCTCCAATGCTGCCTTTAATTCGCCAAGCAAGCCAAAAGTAATTCCCTCGCCAAACTCAATAGCAAGGCTTTTAAGTTTTTTATTTCTTCTGTCGGTTGACTTAGAAAGAACATCTTGTCCTTCTTTAGAAAACTCAACAGATGAAAAATCATCAAAAGGCTCGTCTGCTGGTTTATTTTGTATTGCAGATAAAGCAGCGTTAGAAAATTTTACATTTGCAAAATCAACCATTAAATGCCTCGGCCCATAGATCCTGCGATATTTTGTTGTGCTTGCTGCTCTCGCTCTATTGACTCGGCATCAGTCCTATTTGAAAACAAAACCCCAAGAGGACCGCGCCGACGCTCAACAACTCTCCGAGCTTTTTCTATTTCCGCCTCGTCAACGCCTTCAAGATTAACCGTTCCATCTTCATTTCTAGACGCAACACCAGCTTGAGCCAACAAATCAGCAGTCAAAAAATCAATTTCATCTTGCTCTCGTTGCTGATTGCTTCGATATGTTTCCATTTCTTTAAACTGCTTAGGAAATTTTTTCCTTATAAAATCAATTACACGTTGCTTAATTTCATTTGCAGTTAGCTCTTCTCCAGATGGTCGTTTTAATGTATCAGCTAGCTGCTGAACTTCATCATCACTTAAATCTTCAATTTTGTTATACAAATCAGAATTAATAAAATTCAAAGGAAGATCACCATACTCCATCAAATCATCAAGCGTTGCTTGGACGTGAGCTTTAGGATCTGTTACGCCGCCTAATCTGCGATTAGCCTGCACAATAATTGTTTTATCACGAACCTCTTGAATCAAAGCAAGCCTGCGCCTATCTAAACGAATGTTGCCAGTAGGCTTATGACCATTATCTATAAGAGTTTGTTCTTCTTTTTTTGTAAGATCCGCAGTGCTTTCTCTGATTTGGTCTGCCTTATCTTTAGCTTCTATTAACTCATATTGCACTTTTTCAAATCTGCTAACTGCATTGCCCATTCCTTGGTCTGTCAATTCTTTCCTAATAACTTTGTATTCTTCACCGTCAAAAGCAACAGCACCTAACGCTCGTTCTGCTGCTATTTCTTGTTGCTCTGCTAGCTTGTTTTGTCTTTGGTACTTAGCAAATTTAGTTTGATATTTAATGTTGTCAGCTTCAATAACAGCTTGACCATTTTGCTTCATAACAGCTAAGCGCTCTTCAAGAGCACCTTGAACTTTTGCGCGCTGCATGTACTGCTCGTTAGTCATCGGCTCAGTAGACTCGTTAAATTGTTTAAGAGCCTCTTCTGCCTTAATAATTGCGTTAGCAGTATTAGTAACAGCCTGTTTTTGTGCTGCAGGTCTAGCTGCATTTAGTTGATTAAGAGTATCCATAAGAGAATTGCGTGTAGCTTCATCTTGAGTTACAGATAACAGCTCCATAATCTTGTTGCGGTTTGCAGTTAAAGCTCTAGTGTCACCCTGCTCGGCAGCAGCAATAGACTGATTCATCAATGTCATCTGCTGTTGTTGAGCCTGCATTTGCTCTTCACGTTGCCTGCGCTCTTGCAACGCAGTTCCCAGCTGAGAACCAAGGCCAGCTACGCCGAGCCCAAACATCCCTGGGCTAGCCGCCTGTCTCAAAAATGCCTGTGAAAATTTAGCCATGGTTCTAACCTCTTATGTGATTTGTTTAATTGCACCACTCAGCAAGCCGGTGCCCGCCGCGCCAATAAGATCCGCAGCTTTCTGCTCTGCAATTAATTGCGCTTCAAGACCGCTCATCATTGTTTCGCCATACGCTCCTGCACCATACAACTGTGCTCGCTGCTGCATCTGTGGGAACAACTGAGTAGCCTGCTGTACATTAAGCAGCTGCGCCTGCGGCAAATATGCACCACTAATAGCCTGCAATCCAAGCTGTTGCTGTGCTTGCTGCAATCCTAAACCGCCTGACAACAATCCCTGTCCAGCTACAAGTGACTGAAGCGCCTGCTGTTGTTGAGCCGCATCAAGAGCCTGACGTTGTGCAGCCAAACCACTGCCCAATCCCGCATATTGAGCGCCAAGCCCTGCTTGTTGGGCTTGTAATCCACCTGCAAGTTGTGCCAATTGAGCAGCTTGCCCAGCCGCTGTAGTCGCTCTACCCAAGCCCTCAGATTGCAGCTGAGATTGAATTTGCTGTGCGTTAAGCCCAAGCTGAGATAGCTGTGCTGCCCGTTGCTGTGCTGCTGACTGAAGCTGACTAGAAAGCCCTGCCTGTTGACCAAACATACCACCAAGAGTTTGTGCAGTGCCTAGAGCCTGCTGACGCTCTGCTTGTGCTTGCTGTATAGCCATCAACGATGCTCTATCTTGCGCTTCTTCTTGCGCTCTAGACAAAGCCATTTGTTCTGGTGTGCCGCCAAACATTGCTGTACGCACGCCTAAGCGTCCTTGTTGCGCTAGTCTTTCTTCTAGTTGTAAGCGCTGACGTTGTTCTTCAGGGCGCTGTGTAGCTCTAATCCGCTCAAATACATCAGCCTCGCGTTGAGCGGTAGGCGTAAGAACATTTTGTGCTGCTTGTCCAGCGAGTCCACCGTACTGCTGTCTAAGCGCTTCTACGTCAGCAGGAGCCATAGCGCCTAAGCCTGCCTGGCCCAGACCCAGCGCTTGCTGACCAAACTGACCAATAGCAGGACTAACTTGTTGCCCAAGCAATCCACCAACTTGCCCTGCAAACTGCCCACGTAACAAGTTAATGTCTGCTGGCTGCTGCGCGGCAGCGCCCATAAACTGACCGCCTAGACCAAACGCTTGTTGTGCTGCCTGTTGTTGTTGGGCCAATCCAAATGGATCTTGCTCAAACAATCGGCGACCAGCGCCCATCAAAGCAATTCCACCGCTTTCAGAGGCAAGAGCCCCTGTTACACCGCTGCGAATATCCTGCAACCCAGAGCTTAATAGTGATGATTGAATTAGTTTTTCTTGTGGAGATAAATCAAGGCTAACTCGAGTTTCATATCGGTCATCAACATTGTTTTGATTTGCGTCAATAAACTGAGTACTAGCTATTTCATCTGGAGACAATGTTCTAGCAGGAGACACCTGAAAGCCGCCGCCTGTTGCCGAAGTAACAGTAAACGGCTGAAATCTTGTCATAGGCAAAATGTCACCAGCCAGTGTTTCTGCTTCTGTTTTTGCAGTATCGCCAACATCAAGCAGCCGATCATAAGCAGCCTTGGTTAATAGGCCGCCTGTTGCGCCCATACCCAAGCCAATGCCTACATCGCTTTTTGCAAAGTCATAAATAGATTGACCTGCATCAATTAAGTCTTGAAGCGAAATCGCCATCAGTAAGTCCCTCCGTCAATCGTCCCTGTAGACAGAGTTCCCGTAAACGTGAGGTTAGGGATTGTCACAGTACCCGTAAATGTAGGAGAAGCTAAGTCAGCTTTGGTTGCAATCGCTGTTGAAATAGCGGTGAACTCAGTGTCAAACTCACTACCCCGAATAATCTTACCGCTGTCTCCAGAAGGCAAACTGTCTTTAGCGGTAAAGTTTGTAGTCTTTGTATAATTACTCATACCGTTTTACCCATTAGTGCTAATACGTTAATTTCTTGGAGAGACAGGGCAGACCCGTTAATGTCAGCCTCTAAACCTATTGTAATAATGCTACCGTTGCCTGTGGCTTGCACAGGGTTCCTAGTTGTTAGTTCTCCACCTGTAAACTCACCGATGCCAAACTCATCAACACCAAAAAAAGCTGGTGTTTGGTTTCCTAC